ACTACTGCAACATTTTTTACATATTCTTCATCTTTAATTAGTCCGAAACCTGATTCTTCATCTTGTTCTAGACTTCCAGTTTCTTTTTTATAACCATGCAATGCATATTGTAAATTTTCAAGACTACAACATAATGTAGATACTTTTAATTCTGCATCTTCACCATCTTTAACTTGTAATCCTTTTGTTTTACCTCTACGACCATCAAATTCTATATCTCTAATAGATGGTGTAATTGTGCATTCAACACCACCTCTTGTTGGACCAAGAATTTTTTGATCTGTTTCTTTATAATTGACTACTACTATACCTTCATCAATTTGGATTTTGTCTATATCATTTTTAGTTAATCTCTTTAACATAAAGTTTCTCCTTTCTATTTGAATATTCTTGAAACAAATGTTATTTTTCTATAAGTTAAATCTTGTTCATTTGATTTACTTAAATATTGACTTTCAAATCCTAAATGGTATCCTATATTTTCATCTTTATAAGAATAACCATCTAGTTCTTCTCTTAAATCATCACACATCTTTTCTATACTTGTATCAGTGAACTCATCATTGTATAATTCAATATCAACCATACACATATAACCACTATCTAATGGTGTTAAAACTAATGTAGGGACTACACAATAAGGAAATTTAGCACCCTTTGTTGCTTCCTCATAATAACAAGTATAAATAGTATTTATCTTGATTAATATTTTTTCTATAAACTTTTCTGTCATTATTCGATCTCCTCATCTTCCCCTAAATCAATTTTTGCACCTTCTTGAATCATCATTTCAGTTAAACTTTTAAATGCTTCTTCTTGTGCTTTTTGTATTTCTTCTATATTTTCCATTACTGTATTTCTTAAAAAATTTTTATTTGTCATTCCTGGATGTTTAACTATAACACCATAACTTCTTTGATGATCGTGTAATTGATAACTTGATTTACCAGTTTTTTTCATATCTTTAGTCATTATTTCATGTGGTTTATTACCAAATTCAAACCACCAGGGATTAACAAAATATTTAACACCTCTTTTTTTCATTTGAGTTCTTGACCTATAACCAACTTCCATATAGGGAATACCTGTTTTATAATCAATTTTTGCCCAAGCTACAATAGACTTTTTAAGTCCACCTGTTCTTACTGGTATTTTTGTTTTAAGACTTTTAGTAATAATTTTTCCAGATTCTTTTAAACCCTGTTTAGATAGTTTTTTCATCATCTGAATACATTCTTTAGATGTATCTACAAATTGCACTTGTTGGTCTAATTTTTCAGTTCTATCTGCCATTATTATCAACCAATGCAGTTAATGTTATTTCGGTTATATCTTCTTTTCTGTATGTCCTTAATATCTTATATACTTTATCATTATATTTAAAATGAGTAACATCAGTTAAATCAACTAACTTACATTCAATTTTAATTTCTGGTTTATAACCTACTGTTGCAGCTTGATAGAATTCACTTTGTCCTATTGACTTAATATTGCAATATACCATTGATTCTTCAAAGGATGTTTTAGGTCTATGTAAAACATCCAATGTTTGTTTTTCTTTCATTAAATAACCAACATCTTTAAAATACATAAACCTATTCCTCCACTTTTTCAAGTTTTATATAATCGTGATAAACTATTGCAAGTTTTTGTTTTAATAACTCATAACTTTCATTTAATCTTGAAGCATCTTGATTATCAAAACCAAATTGAGCTTTACAATATATTATTATTGCTCTTTTAATTAATGCTCTTAAATTATCTTCTAAAAAATAAGAAGGAGCAACACCAGATGTTTCTAGGTCGCTTTTACAAGCATCAATTAAGTTTGTTATTTCATTATCATAAGCAGTATTGCTTATTCTTAATGCCATCTTAACTTCCTCTAGCATTGCTCATTACCTCCTTCTTAATTATTCTGTTGGTGCTAATTTCTTGAATGCATCAGCAATTCCCATGCCACAATCAAACATTGTAACACCTAACCATTCATAACTATCGTTGCTTAATACTCTATCGTTTTCAATAGTGATATTCTTTCCTAATTCTCCAACGATAAATTTAGCATTACCATAAATAATAACACCATTTGCTAATTCATCTGTTTCTTCGATTGGTGTTCCTAAAATTCTATCATTTAGGTATAAATCGTTTTTAGATTTATTAGATACTGCCATAACTGATGCTTTTGTTGCTCTGTTCATATAGAATTTTGCATTTTTAGCATAACCAGATTTTAATGCACCATATAAAGTGAATAGATTAGCTTCTGTTACCTCACCTGCTACATTTGTTTCAACAGTTTTCATAACTGTAAAAATCTTGTTTTCAATTTTCTTAGCAAGACCACCAGATATATCTTCTATCATTTTAGCTTCAAAATCATCAATTGACATATCATTTAATGCACCACTAATTCTCATAAATTCAGTAATTCTTTTTGGTGTTAATTCAACTTCATTTAATACAAAATCAACTGAGTTTAGATTTTCATTTTCTTCTGTTTCTGATGCAGTTCCATTTGTTCCTTTAACAAATACTTTTAAATATCCACTACCAAAATATAAATCAATATCTTCAACAACTGGACTAACTTCTCTGATAGCTGCAACTATTTTATCTGCAGTTGAAGTTGGCACACCTTTTGCTGAAGCAGTAGACATTGCTCTTTTTTCTTCTTCGTTTAATTCCCTTCCCATTAATTTTTTAAAATATGCTGTTCTATATTCAGCACTTGCATAAATATTTCTTTCTTCCATTTTCTTTTCCTCTCTTCTTTCTTCCATTGGATTTATTTCTTTTACATTTTTTTCTTTTACGACTTTAGTTAATACCTCTGCTCTTTTTTCTGCTTTCTCAACTAAAGTTTTTCTTTCTTCAGTTAGTGAGCGAACTTCTTCTTCTAACTTACTAATTTCTTCTTCTGTAATTTCATCTTTGCTTAATTCTGCTTGAATTTCTTCACATCTTTTATTAATTTGCTCTATTGTCATTATAGTTCTCCTTTCAATAACTTAATTTGTAATGCTAACTTTCTCTTTCTCAATTCTTCTTGCTTTTTTAAGTTCTCCAACCTGTCTTTTTCTTTCTCCAAATACTCAAGACTTCTAGCATAAATTGAGGTAGTATCATAAAATGGAATATCTACTACTGATACATCAAACAATCTATCTATAGCCAAGATAGTTCTTGTATCTGTTTCAAAATCCCACTTTTCCTCTGATACTGTAAAAGCAAATGACATTTTATCAAGCAATCCTGCTTGAATTGACTTATAAATATCTCTATTGCTTTGAGTATCAATAAGGTTAGCTCTTATAAATAAACCTTTATCATCTATTGTTATTAATAAAGAATTATTCTTATTTTTTGCCATTATTAAATGACTATCATCATGATTATATTTTAATGGTACATCTCTCATATCACATCCATTAAATGCATTTCTATCAATTATTTCTGTAAATCCATGTGTTGCTGGACTATCAAAAATAACTGCATAACCTTCTATAATCATCTCATTTTCATTATTTTCACTTCTTACTTCAAGATTTTGTGCTAATAATCTAATTTCTTTTTTATTCTCCATTTTCTTCATCACCTTCCTCTTTTATTATTTTATCTACAGAATCATCAACCTTTGGTTCTCCCTGTGGTTGTTCTATTGGTTCTCTATCTAAATTAGTAACTTCTGTATATTCTTTTCTAATGTATCTCTTATCACCATCTTCAACATGTGGTAAATTCCATACATCCATAACCTGATTAACTGATAAAATTCCTCTATCAAACAATTGTTGACTTACACTCAATTTTGTATTATTACTAGCAAATTGTAATTTAGAACTTTCTAATGCAATATGATAACCTCTTTTAATTTCTTCTTTTGTAAAGAACATTTTAGTTAATACTTGTCCTAATTGAATTGAAACAGGTTCTATACATCCCTCATAAAAACTATTCCATTCATCTTCATTTGCTTTATTTTGTATTATTCCCTCTGATATATGGAAATAATTGAATACATTCTTTCTTATTAATTCTGCTTGTTTGTCATCTACTATATATGGATGACTATCTATTGTTTTAACATCACTATATTTACTATCAAATAATAAAACACCACCATTATTTGAAGATGTTAAATTATCTTCAACAAATCTTTGTTTTTCTTTAGTCATATCACTTGGTGTTAATACATTATTTAATTTTGCTAAAAATCTAATATTAGCAGCTTGCTTTATTCCTTCAAGTATTCCCTGATTTTGTGTATGTATTAAATCTAATGTCGGTTTCATTGCTTCATTATTATTTCCCCAGAATTCTTTATTGTAATAATGATTTCTTAAATGTCCGACTCTTTCATACTCTATCGCATACTCTTTGGAATCTATTGTATAAACTAAATAATCTTGATCGTCATAATTAATTATTCTGCTTCCTGCTGATGATACTGGATATAATCCTACAATTTCATTTGAAAGTTGATTTGGATATATCGGAATAATAAATGCATTGTTTTCTACTTTTAAAATAGTAACTAATTTCGCTAAAAATTGTTGAGTTGTCATAATCCTATTTGGATTAAATTGTAACATTTTCTCTATATTTTTATATTTTTTACCTGCTACTACAACAGGATTTAATTTAGAACATTGTGTTGCAATACTTTCAATAGCAGATCTTATTAATTCCATTTCATACATTCCACCAGAATATGTTGTGAAAGTCGCATTATAACCACTTATCAGTTTAAATTGTTGAGTAAGATATTCTCTTAACTTTCTTTCTTCCTTTCTTTTAAATAATCCCATATTTCCTCCTTACTTTCCTCCAGTCATATTAATGTAATCTTCATAGTGCCTTTGCAATACTACATAAGCATCTATTAATGATACTGTTCCATCTATTCTTTGTTTTGCATTCTTACCTTTTACTGGTCTTATATTATCATTTTTATCTACTTCAATTTGAGTATTAGTTAAACACCATTTTAGAACAGGATTATTATTATAATTAATAACTTTACTTTCTAAATCTGCAGCTAATAGTTTCATCGGAGCACTCATTGTTAAAGAACCTTGTATTACTTCTTCTAATTTGAAGTTATTTTGTTTCATTTCATCTTGCCAATATTGAGCATTCCATTTATCAAATCCTACCCATAAAGTATAAATACCATATTTTTCTCTTAATTCTATAAACCAATTTGTAACATCAGTATAATTAATCTTATTTCCTAAACAAAAATCAACAAATCCTTTTTCTTTCCATATCGTATATGGAACTTTATCTTCTCTTTCTTTTTGTTCTGCCTTATCTAATGGAATCCAATACTTTTGTAATAAATACCATTTATTATCTTTTCTAACCAAAACACTAGCACAAGTTAAATCTCCTACACTTGATAAATCGACACCACCAACACCATAACATTCATTAAACATAGTTATATCAAATGTATCTGGATTATTAATAGTTTCAAATGTTAACCAACTTCCAACACCTGTTTCTCTTATATTAAAATCTTTTGTTAATACTGTTGGTAAATAACTCTTATCATCAGTTGCTTGTTTAACTTGATTCTTCATATATTCTAATGATTTAATTGTTCCTAATCCTGGATTAGCTTTAATCCAACAATTCTTTTTATTCCATTCACTTCTTTCATCTAATTCATAAATAAAAGAAATAAATCTTTCATCATCAATCATTTCATTAAGAACTTTATCTGCATATTCATATCTATTATCATAAATATTTTCTCTAACAAATCCTGCAGTTGAAATTATTAATAGTAATGGTTGTGTTCTTGCTCCCATACTTTGCTTACTTACATCATAAATATTTCTATCTTTAATTGAATGCAATTCATCAATAATACCACAATGCATATTTAAACCATCTAATGTATTACTATCACTTGCTAATGGTTCAAATGTACTAAATGTTAGTGGAACATATAAATCACTTTTTCTTTTCTTTATTAACTGACCTAACCAGGGACTTTGTGTAACCATATTCTTTGCTTCAGTAAATACTATCTTCGCTTGATCTTTTTTAGATGCTACACAACAAACTTGTGCTCCACCTTCATGATCTGCAAATAACATATATAAAGCAATAGCACTTAATAAAGTAGATTTGCCATTTTTTCTAGCAACAATTATTAATGCTTCCCTATATTTTCTTATTCCTTTATCATCAACAAAACCAAATATACTTTGAATTATTGCCTTTTGCCATAAATCTAATATAACTGGTTTACCTGCCCATTGACCTTTAGAATGTTTGCAAAACTTTTCTACAAACTCAATAGGTCTTGTTGCTTTTTCTAAATCAAAATGATACTTACCAGGATTATTCAAATCTGATATTAACTTATCAAATTGCTTTCTTACTTTTTTAGAAACAATAACTTGTCCACCAACAATTAAATTATAATATGTTTGTATATAATTCATTTATTTATAAAATCTATAACTGGATTTACTGCTTGAGTTGGTAATGCTTCATCAACTTTAATTAAATCAGTTAATTGTTTTATAACTGCTTGATAACTCTTAACAGTATCCCTATACTCTTTAAATAATGGATTTGCTTTTACAAATTGTTGACTAGCATTTATTGTTGTTTCTAAAACACTATCTAGTGTATTTATTTGTTGTTCCATATCCTCCGCTATAATCAAAAGGAAAGCTGCTCTTTTAACAAGTTCTTTTGTGAGGTCTTTTTTCTTTTTAGGAATTTTATTAAATATCTTATTAATTCTTTTTATTTCTTTTTCTATTCTTTCTTCTTTATCCATTTTTTCTTTTCTCCTTACCCCCCTCATACAAAAAACTCATTCCCAGGTCAAAAAAGGTTCGGAGCGTGGTTTTTTAAAATCTATCAATAATGATAAAATAGGGGGACTTGCAGTATCTACTCTTTATTACCTACAATTTCTATTGCTAACACATTTAAATTGTTAAGTATAAATGTATTACCATCTTTCTTTTCTATTAATACTGT